TGTACGACCAGAAACACGTTGCATCATTTTTTCTATAGGATCAACTGTTGCAACGCCTGGCATTGAGGCTGGTTGCATAGCATCTCTGCCCATAAGCCCAGCAATATTAGATGGTTGTTTTTTATTCATTAACATTTGTTATCCAGCCAACAATGATCTTCTAGTTCTAAATCTTAAATCTTCTTCTTCATCTTCATCTGTTAACAACCCTCTTGGTGTAGTAGCAATTGTTGCTCGGCGCCCTTTTGTGTACATTTCTATCGCTTCATCTTCTGCCGGGCCGATAGATATAGCTGCTTCCTGTTCGGCTCTTCCACCAGCTGCATCGCCAGCCATACCACCACCAGATATAATGCTTGCTACATTTGTAAAACTTTCCGTATCTTGCGTTGTATCTCCAACCTTTTCACCGCCAAATGCAGCGGCTGCCGCCTCGCCTACTTCCGATAATGCTTCTTCAGCTGCTTCGGCTTCGGCACCTTCGCCTAACTCTATTTCTGTACCCTCCAAAACGTTTTCTTCAACAACATCATAAGCACCGTCTAAACCTTCTTCATCAACGTCTGTTTCAACCTCTGTATCAACCGTTACTTCTTCTGGCGCATTAGCCTCTGATACAGCACCTATTTCATCTGCCAAACGTTTTACAGTTGCAACTTCATCAGCGGTTTTACCAGCCGCAGATTGCAAAACAGTTCCATCAGAAAGTGTAATAGTAGAATACTGATCACGACCGCCAAATAAACCGCCGCCGCCGCCAGCTTTTACATCCTCTTCAGTATAAGAAAGATCTTCTCCGGCTTCCGCTTTTTGCAATCCAGATTTAAAACTATCAAACGTAGCTGCTACACGCGCCTTGTTACTGCTTGTTGTGCCGCCTTTAGAAGAAGATAAAGTAGATCGCTTCCCACTAGGATCAATCTTTTCAACAATGTTCCGACCTTTTTTATACCGCGCAACATACTTAGTACCGTCTTCAGTCGTAAAACTACCGTATTCTCTATAAGTTGACATCTATTTCTCCTTACGCAGCCTCAAACGGATTGTAATCCATTTCAGCCATTCTTTGAGGCGCTGCCATACGCCCACCAGTTTCCCTAAGACCCACCGCCAAGTACCTAAAAGCATCTGCTGCATGGCTAGACCAATCATGAACAGGCGAAGCCCTAAAGCTTCTAGTGCGCTCGTTATACGACCTATGATACTGCCGCAAGCATTCCAAACCTTGCTTGCACTTCTCTCGATCAATCCATAGACGCGGTATAAGCATCTGTGCAGCATGTATCCCATCCTCTATCGGTAACTTAGGAACAACTCTAAAATTCAGCCCTAAATCCCAAGCAACCTCTCGTCTACTCTTTCCACTACCCAATTCACGTACTTCTATATCATGCGGCGCATTGTGATCGCCATACAAATAATTTTTTGACGAAAGAACTTTGCAGTAATGCGGCAGCCCCTCGCCTCTGGCTTCATAATAATCAATAACATGTATAGCACGACCAACGGTTTGCGTAAACCATATTGCTGTACTATCCCCAACACCCAGATCCCACCAGGTGTCTACACGAACAGATGGATCGTACGGCACATTCGTAATCCTTCCTTCTGCCTGTACAGCCTCAAGCTCCTTACCATAAATAGCACCAGGCACATTCGCATTCCAAGAACACTCAAACTCTTGTGCATACTGATCATTTGTCATCATTGCTCTGGCTGCTTCTAATTCCTCATCGTCTAGAATACCAGTTTCGCTCGCCTTATATACCGCAGCCAACCAATCATTATTCGCCGTAGCCTCCTCATACTTATCATAAAACGCATTATGACCTTTAGGCGTCCCAACAAATACGCACCAACCTTTTCGATCCGATAGCGCCGGGCGTATCACCTCCGGAAATACATTCTCCGGCATGTCGGCAACCTCGTCCATTACGCAGCCATCAAGATATATACCGCGTAGGCTGTCCGGGTTTTCAGCGCCGAGTAAACTAATCCTCGCACCAGTTGGTAAATCACACCGCAATTCAGTCTCGTGAAACTTTACATTCGGTATCTTACCAGCAAATTGCTTTATGTAATCCCAAGCGACATTCTTTGCCTGGCGGTAGGTGGGAGCCATGTATGCAAAGCGTGGTGTTTTCTTAGGGCTAATTAAGGCGTCTCGTAAAATGTGGTTGATCGCCCAGACCGTTTTGCCGAAGCGGCGGTGGCAGACAACAACTCCCCAACGCTTTTGCTGCATTTCGTTATGCAGTGTTAGCTGTAGTGGCCGAGGCTCATATGGTATCTCGATATGCGTCAATGCTTCACAATCTCTTCTTGATCCTCGTATATTAGGACGCCGTGTATTTTTAAGATAGCTTCATATAAATCAATAAGCAATACCGCTGCCTCGAATTGAGTTTGAGCGTTTTTGCTTTCTACAACCGTTCGGCGCAATTCTGATAGGTGGCCGAGCATTGCATGTTGTTCTGGTGTCAGGCCGTCTAACAACATCCCTCCTCTCTGACCCATATACGTGTATAACAGCGGCGGCCACTTTTTGGGGGGGTAGGGTATAGGGTTGCGCAAAATGCATGACTAACCCTAGTTCGTATAATAGATATTATGTTAACTTTCTTATAAGCCATTGATAACACTGCGTAATTTATTTTTTACAGCTATGCATTTAAAACAAACCACAAGATGTTGTGGTATGCCACGCTCTGCATAGGATGTATTCACATATTCATATATCATAATATGTATAAACTTTCACGCGCGTAGCTGTCAATGTCAGGATGTGTAATATACACACAAATCGTGATCAATGCTTCGTCACCTTTTGCTCTTCATCATGCGCTTCATCTTCTAGCGCATTGACTGCAACATCTCCACCAGCCCAGCTGATTGTAAACGTTTGAGCTTGTGGTTGATCTTCCTTCTTGTCTCTTACGCCCCAAGGCATGTTACGTGCTAGCGTCCATTTCAAGCTATCGATCTCAAGCCTACGCCGCTGCACTTCTGCATTAGCTAATCTGTTGTCTTCAAATGTTGGAAGCTCTGATGTAGCTAACCGAACGATATGGTCTGTGAAGTATTCAGACTGCAAAACTCTGCCTTGCCTATAAATCTCGTACAGCTCATCGTCTCGCAGAACAGCTTGCATTACACCTTGATAAGTTGGCATGTTGTCTGACTTCAATATATCTTTCAAGGTTTCGCCAACAGCAAGCCTATCGGCTATCTTGTGCATCAAAGCAGCATTGATCTTAACTGGTTTCTTTTTTTGCATTACACAATCCTTTTTTATACAGATAGATCATATCACAAATTCAATCAAGGCATCATAAAAAAATGCCCGGACAGAGCCGGGCTAGTTGAGGCCATTGGGAACAGGCAGTGCCCAATGTTAAAAATATGTCAAAACGGTATTGGATCATCAACACCTTTAGATCTAATATCTATCACCTCTGCGCCCTCAAAACTTTTCTTTACAGCCTTTTCAAACTCAGCGGCGTTGTGTTGCAACCAATGCCTATATGCTAACGCAACTTCTCGCAATGTCAACAGCTCCAACTCAGGCCGCTTCTCTTTTATCGTTCGCCATGACCTCGCGTCTTTCATAACGCCATACACCACATCATCTACTTCTATCTCCCACAAGTCCTCAGACGCCCTCTGAGCGCCCAAACGCTCTGCCTCGGCATCCATAGCCCTCAAGCCCCTTATCACAACTCCAGCCCTCAATTCACACTCATCTGGATCATTTGCCACAATCGCATCATTCAGCTTACCTCTTGCAGATCCATACTTCGAGGCCGTCTCAACACTTACCAACTCAACCAGAACGTCTATCCCCCACTTCTGATCCATCTCTATCGTCAGCCTATCCACCGGGGCAACCGCGTAGTCACATCGAATGGCATCTTTGCTGTGATACCCTGCGATCAATCTATCTGATTTTTTCTGCCGAACCTTCTTCATCGTCAATTTCCTTCCTCACCTTTTCCTCACCTTGAAACCCTTTCCTCACCTTACCTCCTCACCTCCTATTAACCATAGGAGAGGTGAGGAGGAAGTTTTTTTTGGGTTTTTTTCCTCACTTCCTCACCTCTTCCTCACCTTGAAATTCGAAGTGAGGAAATATTATTACTCTGCCGAAATCCACTCCCCAACCACAACTCCTTGCACGTCTCTTCCTTGTCTTTTGTCAGGCACTTCGACTTGCTTCAGCACCTTCGTACTAATCCACTGCTCAACAATCTTTTTCGCCTTGGTCTTCTCGTTCTTCTTCTCAACATCCAGATTAAGCTGCTTGCAAACAGCCAGGCCAATCCAGTTCTTTGCCTGTACGCTCATCCGATAAGGATTGTCGTTCTTTTCTGCCTCGGCAACCTTCCTTTGCACTTCCAGAGCATCCTTTGTCGTAACACCGTCAAACAGATCTGGCAGCGTAAAGCTTGTGGCAACACCGATATGCTCACCATTTGCAATCTCCACGCTGTGCATACGTCTGTATATACACTTGTCTGCCGGGGGAGCTAGGTTCGCTTTACCATCATCAACTCTAAATATACCGAGGCTTTCGTGCTCATCCACACCTAGCGCCATTGCATCGTCCATACTAACTCGATTGATTACCCTTGCAGCTCTGGCTGCTCCAATCAGGCTACCTGCGCCTCGAACGCTATCTATCGTTGCATCATCCCCATTTGTTTTTCTAATGTGATGCACGAGCTGTATGCTACTATCGGTATCCCTTGCTAGCTTTCTAAGCATTGCAACGACTGCCTGGATGCTTCCATTGTTGTTCTCATTAACAAGATGAGCCGACACGAAAGGATCTATAATAACAACACCTATGTTATTTTGTTTTATTTTATCGGTCATCAGCTGTAGCAGATCATCATTTGTAATCAGCCCATCTCGCCCTTCTGCCGCGAGCGTAATCTGTATATCATCCTCACCATCCATAAACAGCTTACCTTGCACGTCCTCTGCCTTGATATTGTAATGCTGCATTGCTGCGATTGTTCGCATTTCTAGCTCTGTTCTGGGATCTTCCAGATTAATCACCCAGACATTTGTTTGCTGCCTAACTGGCACATCTAGCAGATCCTTGCCTGTTGCGATTGCCAAGGCTTCCACAACAGTCAGAGACGTTTTGCCTATACCACCAGCCGAGGCTGTCACACTAATATACTTCTTGATATAATCGTAGCCATACACCCACTCCCTACGAGGCAGCGTGAGAGCATTAAACATACTGTAAGGCGTAGGCCATGTTTTTGCCTTAACCTCACTCAGCGCCTCGTTCTGCGCCTCTATGCGCTCCTTAATCGGATCAGGCTCTGGCGTCCATCCTTTGTTTCTTGCACCATCGATTGCTCTTTGCACTTCTTGCCTGGTGTCCTCAACAGTATAACCTGCTAGCGTGAAGCCATCCGTAATACTATGTATTTCCTCGTCTGACAGACCTTTTGTAACGTAAGAACCCACCAAACGTAGTACATTTGTGTGCCAATCTTTATCTGCTAGCACATTCTGCACTGCCAGTTGCCTATCCATTGCTTGCTGCCCTAGATCTATCTCTATTGAGCTAGCAACCTCTGGTTTTTTGGGAAACGCTCGCATTAATCTATCAAATTCAACTGGCTCTCTGTCTGTTGAAAACTCTGTACGCATTGTAACAAGCTCCGGCACGTATCCTTTATCTTGCTTCTTTTGGTTCGGCCATGAGACCGTGCCAGCCACACGCATAATTCTGCTTGGATTTACGACTGCCGCGTCTGTTTGTAAGCTCGCGGCAATTGACTTCTGCACGTCCCTCCACGCTTGTAGGTTGTAGCACGGCTCATCTAGCTGCCAGTACGCATGGCCTCTTGCGTAAGGTGTTGTGCCTGTTTTGACTGACATTGTGAACTTTGGCCCAGCAAATGTCATAATATTTTCCATTGCGCCTTTTGTGTCTGCATCTGCAAAGCAGTAAAAAGCGCTCAGTATATCTTCATCTTTTGCAGCTTTACCTGCTGCAATGTTTGCGTCTGGGTTGATTGGGTTGATGCACATGTAGATATTTTGCTTTGCAATATTCATTTGCTGTGCATGATCGACTGCCATGTCAGCTTTATCTATTTTAAATCTTGCTACGTTTATTGATCCAGCTGTGCTGATGCATCGTAATTCTATCAAAGGTTCGCCAACCAAAACCCATCCGCGTGTAATCGTATTTATAAAGTTTTTTATTTGATTTTCTTGCGGTGTAACGTCCAACATATTTTCCATTTCCAATAGCCTACTCCCTATGTTGCCCAGCGCCTGATGGCGCTAGGCAGATTTTTAAATTAGAACTCAAGTTCTTCAGCTGTTGGAGCTGCTGGTTTCGGTTGTGGCTTCGGCTGCTCTGGCTCTGCCAAATCAATACCTGCTACTGCCCCTTCCTTTAGGCTATCTGGCTTGTCTACCCATTTCACTACTTCAAATATTGGGTAACATGTGCCTCCCTTTTGAAACTTTAGCTCCTTGGCTTCTACCATTTTAATCAGTGGCATCTGCCCGGCAGCTGGTTGCTCCTTGAGCATAGGCGCTAGTTCAGCAAGTGCGTTCCATGCCCCTGCACCAGCTTGCTCCCACATGGCTACCTTTTTGCCGCCAAGAGCGCATTTAATAGAGAAACCTTTTTTGTAATCATCGCCTGGCTTTGCAAGCATTTGATTTACACTTGGGTTCCACTTCCATTCTGGGGCAACACCAGCAATACCTTCCGACTTTTGCCAACCTGTTTTGAGGCTGTCTAAGTCTAGCACAAAACCATTTGTTTGTGCTTCTGGGTATTCGTCTTTCACTGACCCTTCCCGAATGTAGAAGTTTCTGGCTCTGACTGCGCCGTCCTGAGTTCCTCTTGCAGACCACTGCAAGAAAAGATTAACGGCTTCGCCGTTGCTTCCTAGATCTATTTCAAACATTTTTGTTTCCTTTCGTTGTTTGATTGTTAGATTGTTGTGCGCTTAACCCTGCGCTGGGATTAAATACCATACAACTCATCCCTTACATCTTCGAACCCATTCCAATAGAACGAGTTAGGATTAACTGGTATGACTTCTTTAATATCATTTTTTGTTCCAGCTCTTAAAAACTTTTCTAATCTACTTATTTGTTTTTTAGCATAGTTCAGCAGCTCGGTAGGATCTCCGTCTTCAAGCATACTTGTTTTCTTTGGCGTAACATATAAAAACTTAACAGCCTGGTTGCCTCTTGCTTTTTGATAAATAGCTCTTTGCAGCTGATGCTCTGGAGACATGGTGCTAGGCATACGCCCGGTAGTTTTCAAATCAACAATAACGCCATGCTCTGGATAAACAAAATCTAAGTAACCTATAACTGGTATTTCGTAATCATCTGTCTTAGCCGTAATGCTAACCTTCTGCTGACCTTCCTCTGGAAACTCTGGCTTGCCATACTCTTTGAGCTGATCAATCGCTAGCGCCATGCAAGGCTCAATCATGTTCCTTTCCTTAGTCGTTTTTTCATTGCCAACCATAAACGTTTTATCAAACTTATCATGTGCTGCCTTGACTGCTTCGGCAACCTCACTATCACCAGTAAGAACTGCCACAACAGCATCTTCTGTACA